CGGCGAGGTCGGCGTCATCACCACCGCGAACCTCGCTGCTGGCCGGCAGGTCGTGGTCCGCATCAGCCCGCAGCAGATCGCTGCTGCTGGCCTGCGATACCTCGGCGCGCAGGTCGTGACCACCGGCACCCACAGCGCCGGCGTCATCAGCGCGGACATCGTCATGGACATCCAGGACGGCCGCACGGCGTATGCCTCCGGCTTCACGGTTGCCTGATAGGAGCCATCCATGCCGAAGGTCAAGGCCAAGATTCTCTGCTTCGTGGACAACGGGCTGCGCCAGCCCGGAGACGTGTTCGAGTACAAGGGACCGTACAACCACCACCTCGAGTACCTCGAGGAAGTGGAAACGGAACCGGAGCCGACCGTGTCCGAAGCGCCGCCGCGCCGTCTCCGCAAGGGCAAGGTGGCCGAGGCCGCAGGCACGGAGTGAGCTCGTAACGAGTTGGTGAACAGGGAGGGGCGTCGGCGGGAAACCACGGCGCCCCTCCCGTCCTACGGGAGGTCGTATGCCCTCGGTCGTGGAAATCTGCAACCTCGCCCTCGCGCACCTCGGGGACGATGCGACCGTCGCCAGCATCGACCCGCCGGAGGGGTCCGCGCAGGCCGAGCACTGCGCCCGGTTCTACCCCATCGCACGGGACACGCTGCTCCAGATGCACGCATGGGGCTTCGCCTCGCGGCGCGTCAGCCTCGCCGGCATGACGATGCCGTACACGATGTGGAAGTATGCCTACGCATGCCCCGGCGACATGATGACCGCCGTGGCCGTGCTGCCGCCCGACGCGGAGAACGACTACTCCGTCCGCGCCTACCCGGCCGACCGATACGGCTGGGGGTGGACGAACCCGCCCATCACCGCGGCAGGCGTCTACGTCCCGCAGGAGTTCGTCATCGAGACGGACACGCTCGGGAACAAGGTCATCTACACGAACCAGGAGAACGCGCTCCTGCGCTACCAGGCGCTGGTGAGCGACTCCACCAAGTTCGACCCGCTGTTCACGATGGCCCTGTCGTGGCAGCTCGCGTCATTCCTCGCAGGCCCGGTCGTGAAGGGCGAGGAGGGCGCTCGGCAGGCGCAGCGGTGCCTCCAGATGGCGTCGATCTATCTCGCGCAGGCCAAGGCGTCCGACGCCAGCCAGCGCGACGTGAAGCCCGGTCACATCACCTCCTGGATCTCCGGTCGCTGACATGGCCCTGACCCGCACCTACACACGGTCCTTCGCGGGCGGCGAGGTGTCGCCCGAGATGTGGGGGCGGATCGATGACGTGAAGTTCCAGACGGGCGCGGCGAAGATGCTCAACTTCATTGCGCTTCCGCAGGGGCCGGCAGAGAACCGACCCGGCACGGCGTTCGTGCGCGAGGTCAAGGACAGCACGAAGCGCACGCGCCTGCTTCCGTTCACGTTCAGCACCACGCAGACGATGGTGCTCGAGCTTGGCGCGGGGTACTTCCGGTTCCACACGCAGGGTGCGACGCTCGGGCCTGGGACGCCTGCCGCATACAACGGTGCCACGACTTATGCGGTCGGTGCTCTCGTCTCGTCTGGCGGAGTGAACTACTACTGCATCGCTGCAACCACGGGCAACGCGCCTCCGAACGCCACGTATTGGTACGCGCTGCCGGCGGGGATCTACGAGATCCCGAATCCCTACGCCGAGGCCGACCTGTTCGACATCCACTACGTGCAGTCGGCCGACGTGCTGACGCTCGTACACCCGAACTACGCACCGCGTGAGCTGCGCCGGCTGGGGGCGACCACGTGGACGCTCACGACGATTTCTTTCTCCTCAAGCGTGTCAACTCCCACTGGGTTGACGGCCACGGCCAACCGCGGCGAGGCGCTCAACATCACGGCTTTCACGGCGGCGAACCCTGGCGTGGCGACCACCATCGGGAATCACGGCCTGAATATCGGCGACCCTGTCTACGTGGACGGCGGCCTGTGGAATACGGGCACGTTCACGGATGGTTTCTACACGGTCAACTCAACGCCTGCGCTGAATACGCTGTCGCTCAAAGGCTACGACACCGGAGTTCCGCTTGACACCACCGCGCTGGTGTCGTGGACGAGCGGCGGGTTCGTGCAGTTCGGTGACAAGGCGCTTGACTTCGACAGTTACTACGTCGTGACCGCACTCGCGGCTGACGGCATCGACGAGAGCGCACCAAGCTCGTCGGCCAACGTCATCAACAACCTCAACGCGCAGGGTTCGAGCAACACGATTTCGTGGTCGGCCGTTTCTGGCGCTTCTCGCTACAACATCTACAAGCGTCAGAACGGACTGTATGGTCTGATCGGGCAGAGCGACACCACGTCGTTCACGGACAACAACATCGCCCCGGATCTCGGCATCACGCCGCCGATCCTGGAGGTGGTGTTCAATTCAAGTGGCAATTACCCCGGCGCGGTCAGTTACTTTGAGCAGCGCCGCGTGTTCGCTAGCACGACCAACTCTCCGCAGACGCTGTGGATGACGCGCACTGGCACCGAGAGCGATATGTCATTTCACATCCCGTTGCAGGACACAGACCGGATCAACTTCCGCGTCGCCGCACGGGAAGCCAACACGATCCGCCACCTTGTCCCGCTGACACAGCTGCTCGCGCTGACGAGCGCCGCCGAGTGGCGCGTCAGCCCTGTGAACAGCGACGTGATCTCGCCGACCACCATCTCGGTGCGTCCGCAGTCATACGTCGGTGCAAACAACGTGCAGCCGTCCATCGTGAATAACACGGTGGTGTATTGTTCTGCGCGTGACGGCCACGTGCGCGAGCTTGGCTATTCCTGGCAGGCAAGCGGGTTCGTGACGGGAGACCTGGCGCTACGTGCCACGCACCTGTTCGACAATTTCGACATCACGGACATGTGCTACAGCAAGGCTCCGCAACCGCTGCTGTGGTTCATCTCGAGCACGGGAAGCATGCTCGGACTGACGTACATCCCCGAGCAGCAGATCGCGGCATGGCACCAGCACGAGACGGACGGAGACTTCGAGTCGTGCGCCGCCGTGGCGGAAGGCTCCGAGGACCGTCTGTACGTCATCGTGAAGCGCACCATCGGCGGGGTGACGAAGCGGTATGTGGAGCGGTTCGCGAGCCGACAGGTCAACGACCTCGAGGACTGCTTCTTCGTGGACAGCGGCCTGACCTACGACGGAACGAACACGACGGCGACCACGGTCACGGTGACGGGCGGAACGACCTGGGGTCCGGCCGACGTGCTCACGATCACGGCAAGCAGCGGCATCTTCCAGTTCCCGGCGACCACGGACGTGGGCGATGTCATCGTCCTGACCGACGCGAACGGCAACAAGTACCGACTCACGATCCTGTCCACGACCTCAACGACGGTCGCCACGGCCCGGACGGATCTCGTCCTGCCAGACGATCTCAAGAACCTTGCCAAGTCGAACTGGGCATTTGCGCGTGACACGGTGGCCGGCCTGACGCATCTCGAAGGCAAGACGGTCAGCATCCTCGCGGACGGTGCCGTGATGCCCCAGGTCACGGTGACGGGCGGGGTGGCCGTCCTTCAGCGGCCGGCGACGGTCGTGCATGTCGGGCTGCCATACGTCAGCGACCTTGAGACGCTGCCGATGGTGATCCAGATGGAGGCTTTCGGGCAGGGCCGCGCCAAGAACGTCAACGAGGCGTTCCTGCGCGTCTACCGCTCGAGCGGCATCTTCGTCGGCCCGGACGCGGACAACCTGGTCGAGGCCAAGCAGCGCACCACGGAGCCCTATGGTTCGCCGCCGGGGCTCAAGACGGACGAGATCGGCGTGAAGCTCACGCCCACGTGGCGGCAGGCGGGGCGCATCTACGTCCGTCAGTCCGATCCCCTTCCCCTGACCATCGTCGGGCTGACCCTCGAAGTGAGCATCGGAGGCTGACATGGCAGTCGTACAAGTACCGTTCTCCACCAGCCCGACCGGGCCGACCTTGATCGGCGGGCAGTCCTATGCCGTTCCCGGCGTGCCTTCCGGGCCGGGATTCGCCTCGCAGTTCGCCGAGGCCATGACGGTCGCCGGACCCATCGCCGGCATCTTCGGGTCGATCACGGGGGCCATCGGCTCGTTCTACGCGGCGCAGAGCCAGCAGAACCAGCTCAAGATGCAGGCCCAGAACCAGCGGTTCGCCGCCGAGATGGGCCGGATCAACCAGCGTGCAGCCGAGTTCACGGCTGGACAGATCGGCCGCGAGGGCGCAGCGCGGTTCGGGCAGTACTCCATGCGGGCGGGGCAGGCGCGTGCAAGCGCACAGGCCGCACTCGCTTCCCGTGGTGCCGTCCTCGGCGCAGGCAGCGCAAAGGAAATCATCGGCAGCATGGATCTCGTCAAGGAGATCGACCGTCTGAACATCAACGCCGCGACCGTGCGCGAGCAGGAGGCGGCCCGCCTGCAAGCGTTCAACATCGGGGTCGGTGCCACGATGGCCGACATCTCCGCGCAGAACCTACAGGCGACCGCCGGCACGATCTACCCCGGACTGGCGCTCGGGACGAGCCTTCTCGGCAGCGCCACCGACATCGCCACCACCTGGGCGCGGAACCGCCGCATCGAGGAACTCCTCGAAGGCGTTGCCACGCAGAGGATCTGACCCATGCCGACCGTACCGACAACCTTCGTGCCGCAGGTCGCCCCGCAGGGAGCCGGACCCATCGGCGACTTCGCAGCCCCGGGCATCCAACCCGCCGAGAACCTCGCAGGGCCGCAGGTCGCACGGTTCGGGCAGCAGCTCACCCAGACGGGCATGGCGGCCTACAGGCTCGGCTCGGCAATCCAGGACGGCATTGACGAGGCCAAGACCAAGGAAGCCGACGTGGCGGCCGGCAGGGCCATGCAGGCGGTGTCCGACAAGTACATGGCGATGATCGGCAAGGACGCCGAGGTGAACTACGGGGCCATGCAGTCGGAACTATCGCAGGCTGGGCAGTCGGCGCTGGGGATGCTCGACAACGACGTGCAGCGGCGGATGCTCTCCCCGATCCTGGCGCGGAACATGGTGATCTTCGAGAGCCGCATGGGCCAGCACCGGGTGCAGCAGCTCCGGGTCTACCAGACGAACG